CTACTATATCTCTAGTAGGGCACGACGTAGATAATATAATTACACTGTCTGCTGGTAGTATGCAGTTGGCTAATTATGATGTAGATAACATAATTACACTGTCTGCTGGTAGTATGCAGTTGGCTAGTTATGATGTAGACAATATAATTACACTGTCACAAGGCAGTATGCAGCTAGTTGGATATGATATATCCTTAGAGGAGATTATTTCTGTCTCTATGGCTAGTGTACAGCTAGTAGGGCAGAGTATTACAGTAGTATTAGATAGTAGTGTATCGGTAACTGGGGTGTATGCAACAGTAGCGGTAAGTAGCTTAACTATCTGGACTGAGGTATCATCTAATGATACCCAAACTTGGACAGAAGTAGCCACAGCTGACAGTGATACGTGGACTGAAGTACCCGCAGGTTAATTAACATATTAGGAGAAAATAAATGCCATCAACTTATACAGCCACCCTAGGCTTTGAAAAACAAGCAGACGGAGAAAACTCCTCTACCTGGGGTCAAAAAGTAAACACAGCCTTCGATTTAATCGAGGACTCTATATCTGATGTAGGTGCTATCTCTATGGTAGCTGATGCAAATAAGACACTATCTAGTACCGATGGTGCAGTAGATGAGTCTAGAAGCGCAGTCTTAGAAGTAACCTCTACTTTGTCTTTGACAGCAACCCGTTCTATTATTGTACCTACAGCAGATAAAGTATATCTAATCAAGAACGGCACGTCAGGCTCACAATCAATACTCGTAACTACTGCTAGTGGTACTGGTATTACTATTAAGAATGGTGAAAAACGATTTGTGTATTGTGATGGCACCAATATAGTTGAGTCTATAACAGCTATGTCGTCGTTAGTATTAGACACCCCTTTAGCTATAGCAGAAGGCGGTACAGGCGCTACCTCAGCCGCAGCAATATTAACAGCAATTGGCGCGCAAGCTAAACACGATATTCTAGATGACCTATCAGGACTGACACAGGCTACGGATAAACTGCCGTACTTTAGTTCGTCTACAGCAATGACAACAGCATCGTTTACTACATTTGCTAGAACCATACTAGATGATGCTGACGCGTCAGCAGTTAGAACTACCTTGGGGCTGGGAACCCTATCAACCAAGAGTACGGTTGCATCCGCTGATATAACAGACGGTACAATCGCTAATGCTGATATAGCAAGTAGCACTATTACAGGCGCTAAGATTGCTTCTGATGTAGCTCTCGCAGGTAACCCTACGACAACAACACAAACTAGTTCAGATAACTCTACAAGATTAGCTACTACAGCATACGTAACAACCGCTGCAGGCGCTATATCAGGAGCGGCAGACGCTTACCCCGTAGGTTCACTTTATATGAACGCATCAAATTCAACAAACCCTGCCACACTATTAGGTTTTGGTACCTGGTCGGAATTCGGTGAAGGTAGAATGCTATTAGGTGAGAGTGGCTCTTACAGCGCTGGCTCAACAGGCGGTTCTTCAACCCACACATTAACAGCTGCAGAGTTACCTGACCATAATCACGTTTATAAATATGTTAATGGTCAAGGCTCAGGTGGTGGTGTGAACTTTGCAGGTTCTTCTACAGGGTTAGCTTATACATATACTGCTACGGTAGATGAGACTATAACATCGAGTACAAACCACGCTTTAGATACGTCTGGTATTGCAGCAGGAACATACCCTGGTGGTGGCGCACATAGTATTATGTCCCCGTACATCACGGTGTATATGTGGCAGAGAACAGCTTAGTAGGAGAATATTATGGATTTTAAACAAACAATTAGCGAGGGGCTGCCTAGCCTACAGAAAACATATTCATTTGAATCTCCTAAATACAATAATGTTCCCGCACAAGACTGGATGAATACAGAGATGAATGCTGTCGAGCAGTTTGGATGGGATACATTCAGGCCCACTAGTATGAAAGGCTATCTAACAGATGTTGATGAGTCTTACCTAGGTTACACAGATGAATCTAAGAATGACATCGGTTGGCATACAAAAGACCCCTCACTATCTGACGTGTATAAAAGGGGCTGGCCTGACCCGTGGTCTACCCCGGGGGCTAACGTACCTTCTACAAAGGGATTGACCCCTCCAACACCCCTAAATGCTGATTTATGGAAAGATGCTGGTGGGCGAGTATTAACCACTCCTTCATCATTTTCCAAAGAATTTGATGCTGCGATGGAGCGAGCTAATAGGCGTCAGATATCTCCAATGGCAGATTCTCAAATAATAAGTAGCCATAGAAACCCAGACGGGAGCTCCGTAGTAGCTTACGTTAGCGGGGATATTATTACTTATGATGCTAATGGTAACTACACAGGCAGGACTAACCCCACGCTGACAGAAGGGCTTGGTAGTATATCCAAACAAAACACAACGACAGGGAGCTCGTCTGATAATTCTGGTGGTGGAATAATGGATGGTTTAGTAAACAGTTTCAAAGGCGACCAGAGTAGAGCAGGAAGTGCTGTTGACGCTATGCTACAGTTTGGTTTCCCTCCGTTTATGATTATGCGTAACCTTCAGGCTCTTTTTGAACCTGAGAAGTACGGAAAAGGAACTGCTGTAGGACACCTCCAGGGTAAGGGAGGTATTTTAAGCAGTCTTGGTCTAGGGGGCAGTAAAAACGATACAGAGGAGTCAGGGAAAAAAGCTCAAGCAAAGGGTACTACATATGTTGATGCCAAAGGAGTACTACACACCACACGTCCAGGGGAGAATATACCAGGTATCTCACCAGCAGATAGAGGTAGAGGGTTCGTTTCAACTGAAGACATGATGGGAAATTATCCAGCAGGGGTAACTGACGTAACTGACGTACCTGGCAATGTACCTGGAGCTGGGTATAGTTGGGGCTATCTGGATGGTGTAGGAGAGGAAATCCCTACACCTTCAGCAATGGATACCTTCAACCCAGGAAATAACTTCGGGTACACAGGCCCTGCTCCTGTTTCAGAAGGTGGGAACAGCCAGAACTATAATACAGGAGGCGGTGATAACTATGGCATGACCGGCGAAGCAGGCTCTGGATTTGGAGGGTTTGCAGAAGGAACTGACGCAGAAGATGCAGCGTCTGCAGACGCAGGTTACTGGTAGATTTAAAGGAGCTTTAAATGGCATTACAACCGATTAATTTTCCACCGGGAATACAGAAAGAGAATACTAACTACTCTTCTGAAGGTTCTTGGTTTGATGGAGATAAAGTACGCTTTAAATCAGGTAAGCCTGAGCGTATAGGTGGCTGGAAGAAACATATCTCTGACTCTTTGGTAGGAGTGGGTCGTTCAGTTATTGTATGGCGTGCCAATAACGGTATCATTACCACTGCATACGGTACACATAAAAAACTATATGTAGAGCAAGGTGGTACGCTACACGATGTCACACCACTTAGAAAAACAATTGACCCTGCTGCATCTAGCACTTTAGCAAGCACGTCTAGTTCTAAGACTATTACAGTTACAGATACTGGTCACGGTAGTAATACAGGTGATTATGTAACCCTGTCCGGTTTTACAATGGGGTCATCTGGTTTAGCTACTGCTGAAGTTAATGCTAATCACGAAATAACATTACTTACTATTAATACATACACAATCACAGTAGCAACCGCTGCGTCTGCTACAGGTGCTTTTGGTGGTACTGTAGGTAAGTTTGAATACGAGATACCCATTGGTAAGGTGGATGAAGAATTTGAATATGGTTGGGGTACAAGTACTTGGGGAGCCGGTACTTGGGGAACTGCCCGTTCTACCTCGACGGTTATACTAGCCCCTAGAGTATGGTCACTAGATACTTTTGGTGAGGATTTGGTGGCTGTATATGAAGAATCTAAAGTATATACTTGGGATTTCTCCGTAGGTGTTAGCACTAGAGCCGTAGCAGTTACCAATGCCCCTAGTCAGAACACTGTAGTACTTGTATCTAACCCAGATAGACACTTAGTTACATTTGGCTCACACGACGGTACTGCATTTGATGCTCTGCTTGTAAGGTGGTCTTCTCAAGAGAACTCTACAGATTGGACAGCAACCAGTATCAATACCGCAGGTAGTCAGCGATTATCAGGTGGTTCTAAGATTGTAGGTGCAAGAAGAGCACAAGGTCAAGTATTAGTATGGACAGATACAGACTTACACTCTATGCAGTTCACTGGACCACCGTTTACTTTCGGATTCCAGCAAATTGCTTCCCAGTGTGGCGCGGCAGGCCCCAACTCAATGGTAGTATCAAACTCAGTAGCATACTGGATTGGACAGCATAACTTCTATATGTATGATGGTTCTGTTAAACCGATAGAAAGCCCTGTTCGTAGGTTTGTACTAGATGACTTAAACCTTAATCAACGTAGTAAAATTACAGCAGGACTAAATCAAGAGTTCCATGAAGTGTGGTGGTTCTACCCGTCTGCCTCTAGTACAGAGAACGACAGGTACGTAACATATAATTATGTAGAGGGTTCTTGGGCCATCGGTTCTTTAAATCGTACAGCTTGGATTGACAGAGAGGTATATAACTTACCTATTGGTATTAAATCTACAGGAGAGGTATACGACCACGAGACTGGGGATAGTGATGATGGTGCTGCTATTGCTGCACACATTCAATCAGCGGACTTCGATTTAGCCGAAGGTGATGAGCTGTTCTTATTAACCCAGTTTATTCCAGACATATCACAAGGTACTGGTACAGTAGATTTGCTAATTGAAGGTAAGCTCTACCCTAACGATACCGCCACCACATTCGGTCCTTATACAATAGCGTCCACTACTGAAAAACTAGACCTTAGAATTAGAGCGCGACAAATGAATATTAAACTAGAAAGCAACACAGCTACAGGAGATAGATGGCGCATTGGCTTACCTCGTATTAATATACAACCAGACGGCAGGAGATAGTATGGCTGTTTTACTAAAAGAAAGATTCCCTATTCCTAGAGACCAGTACGAAAAAGAGCAGTTGAATCAATTAGTTAGAGTGTTAGAGCTAGCGTTTCGTAAGGTAGATTTTGAGCTAGCTGATGACGCTGACCAACGTGAAGCTGAAGGATGGATGCTTAAATGAGTAATTTCTTTAAATCGACAGGTACGTCTTTAGCTACCACAGCACAGACAACTCTATTAACTGCACCTGCCCAGTCGTCTTTTATATTAAGTAGTGTTATAATATCAAACAGCAACAGCGCAGCCAGAACGGTAACCTTAGATTTCACTGATGACAGCGCTGGAGTTACCTTTAATATCGCCACAGAGCTTAGCGTAGGCGCAAAAACAAGTATTGAGTTTTTAGAGCATTCCTTCGTATTAGAAGAGGGGGACTCAATCAAAGCAACGGCTTCTGTAGGAGGCTCTGTTGACATTGTAATATCATATTTAGATAGGTACAGAGGCGGTTAGATGGCAGGTATACAAGACTTAGCACAATACGGAAGAGGCAACGACAGTATGATGGCCCACGTAACTCCAGGTGAAATGATGGTTCCACCTGAGATGATGGCGCGCCACCCTGACCTACAGAAAAAGTTATACCAAGCGTACATTGAGGAAGGGTTCGACCCGCGTCAATTTAAAGTAGGCTCTGGAATCACATCTTTAAACCCAGTAACAGGTAAACCAGAATACGGGTTCTTTAAGAAACTATTTAAACTAGCCGCTCCTGTAATAGGCTACGCCATAGCTGGACCTATGGGTGCTGCAATTGGAGGTGGTCTAGCTGGCGCTACAGGCGGTGGCGGTGTAAAAGGCGCATTAAAAGGTGCGGCTCTTGGTTATATAGGTGGCTCTCTTGCTGCTGGTGGAGCCTTCGGTGAGACAGTCTCAGGATGGTCTGGTGGTGGTCTAGGTGGTCTAGGTGGTTCTAAAACATTTGGCGGCTCTGCAGGTAGTTGGGGAAGTGACGCAGTTAGGCGCGTAGTAGGCGGTAAGGGCATACCAGGAAGTCTGGAAAAGGGAGTAGGCGGAGCTTGGAAGCACCTAGCTAAGAAAGTAGCGAATAGCCCGATGGCTATGGCGGCCCTGCTTAGCTCAGTAGCAACAGAACCAGACGCGGTAGGAAGTGCCTACGTACCAAACACCGATAAAGGCGAAGGGTTTAAACTAGATATAACAGGTGGAGACTCTACGACAGACGCAGGTTCTGAAAAGAATAAGATTACAACAGACACACCGGGGTATCCATCTTCTTTCCCATCTTTTAGCGCACCTAACCTACCAGTGAATGTTGCTAATTATGTGGACACCCCAGCTATTTACCCAGTTGCCCCTACTTTCTTAGACCCTAATATAGACGCGGATAAGATTATGGACTACTACAAGCCAGTTGCATACGCAAGTCACGGCGGTATGATTAAGCACGGAACAACAGGAACAGCAGACGATGTACCTATTATGGCATCAAAAGGTGAATTTGTAATGACAGCAGATGCTGTTAGAAACGCAGGAAACGGCGACCCTAGACTGGGCGCTAAGAAACTATACAATTTAATGTACAATCTAGAGGGAGCAAGATAAATGGCAACAACTACAGCAACAACACTAGGAGGAATGCCAGAATGGATGGAGGATTACGCTAAAAAGACCCTCGCCTCTGGACAAACACTAACTGAAACACCCTATAACGCCTATGCTGGTTCCCAGCTAGCAGGTTTTACAGCCCCTCAGACACAGGCGGCTGGTTTAGTATCATCTAATGTAGGTTCAGGACAACCTGCTCTTACAGCCTCTACTGGACTGATGGGAGAGCAAGCTAAACATGCTAGAGCAGGTATCACCCAAGCAGGAGCAGGAACCCCTTTATTTGGACAGGGTGTTACTTTAACTGGTACAGGTGCAGGCTTAACTAACGAAGCAGCAGCGGCTGCGCGAGGCGCGCCAGGTACATTTAATGCAATGTTGCCAGGTCTTGCTTCTAGATACGACACATCATCTCAAGCATACGACCCTAAGGCGGTATCTGGGTTTATGAACCCGTACACAGACGCTGTAACTAAGCAGGGTCTTGACGAGATGCGCCGACAAGGCACGATTGGGCTTAACCAGATTAACGCAAATGCTGTTGCAGGCGGAGCATTCGGAGGTGCGCGCCACGGTATCACCGAAGCAGAGCATCGTAGGAATATGATTGATAAACAATCTCAGTTCATCAATCAGTCTAATGCTCAGAACTACGGTCAAGCACAGAACGCTGCTATGCAGAATTTCCAGAACCAGATGGCTAGACAAGCAGGTGCCGCACAGGGTATTGGTGGATTAGGTCAGGTTAGTTCAGGAATGCAACAAAATGTAGCAACTCAGTTAGGTCAACTAGGTGGTCAGTACGGTACATTTGGACAGCAATTAGGCGCTCTAGGTGGTAGATATGGTCAGATGGGGCAAACTCAAGCAGGCATCGGACAGCAATTAGGTCAGGTAGGCTTAAATCAGGCTAACATCGCTAGAATGTCACGAGGCTTCACTGGTGATGATATCTCAGCACTACAGAACATAGGTAACTTACAACAGGTACAAGCTCAGCGTGGTCTTGATATTGACAGAGATATGTTTATGAAAAAGCAGAAGTATCCTTATGAGCAACTTAACTTTATGAGCGGTCTAATTCAAGGAACTCCATATAGACAACAATCTATG